GTTAGAAACACTGCGGAATGAAGAAAATAGTGTTTGTGCTTTGGGGCTAAGTTGGCTAGTATCAGTTGTGCGTATCTTAAGATATCTGCGTATCTCCGTTCCTAGTTCCGGGGGGATTAGATCTAATTCTTCACAGAGTTTGATTGGTCCTTCGGCTGCTGTTGTTGTAGCGAGTTGCGTCACTAATCTAACAGTCTCAGCATGTTCTTCGATCAATTCTTTATTATTCATATTGGCTTTTATAGCTGCATAGATATTTCCGATGCTGGCATCAGCACCGTGTGCCCCTTTGCTGCTGATCCCAATAGTTGCGCCATTATCTGGATTCTTGATCTCGCTATCTGTAAGACCCTTTATCCTTGATTGTGGAAAAGAAACAGTACATTGATTCCACGGTGCACCTAGTATATTACTACGTGCTTTTTCTATATCGCCCCTGATCAAACCGCTCATAACTGCTAAAGGCTGTATTATCTCTCCAAGCATGTCTCTTATAGCTTGGAGGTTTTCTTTCTGTCCCTTGAAAACAGGCATCTGTCCATTTGCTGCCATCTTGAGACCTTCGATAATCTCAGGAGCTGCTCCGTTTTTAGCAACTGTTGCTATGATAGCATCGGGACCTTTGAGTGCTGCTGATGTCTTAATAAGTGTTTGAGGATCAAACCCAGATCTCGCCTTGGTAGCAGTTTTAGTAGACAATTTCCAACCATGTGGAGTTTCGTTGTTCCTCCAACTGCCAACTAGACTCTTTGGAACACGATTAAAAAACTTGACCCAGGTTTCTTTAGATCCATCATCCCATTCGAGATTAGCGATAGCAAAAGATAGATCATTCTTTTTCTTTGTATTAACAGATTCGAGATCTTGTCCAGCGGAAGCTTTTATTAGAGCAGCGAGCATAGACTTTTCATCCGGAAACTGGTCGCCAGCATTTATGCTTGGAAATATATCTATGCTTTTAAACTTGATCTCATCGCCAGAATCATTGACAAAAACGTCATCTAGTTTACGACCAAATAATCCTTTTGCTTCCGATAATATTTCGTTATATCTCATAATAAGCTATTTATCGTATCTCTGGGAAGAGACATTCTTGGATGAAAACACGGATATCTTCTTCGTCTAATCCTAAACTTGCCATAACTTTAGGGGTATGGGGATTTTGTTTTTGATTATCACAATAGAAATTCTGACCTTTAGTATTGTCTAGTATATCGCCTCTAGTTTCCCCGACACAGGTTAGATAATGAGAAAGGGTATTTTCGACCATGTCTAATATCTGATCTAGCTCTTCTCCGCTGTTTATATTACCAGCAGCAACCATATGAGGGCTAAAGATGCGTTTAGCCCAGTCGGGTAACTCTCGTGTTTTTCGCCACTCTAGTTTAGCAACTTCTCTACCAAACCATTCTATGAGTTCGTGATTGAGGTTTCCCGTAGAACTGAAATCGTGGAAGCAACCTGTTATTTTGTTCATACCTGCTACTACATCGTAACCAAATATTGGGCTAGAATCATCAGTATGTGGAAAGATGCAACAGTGCATCATCCACAAGCCTTTGGTATTTCTAGCATCTACTACATCGATGTGCGCTCTGCGATAACGAGCACTAGTCCACACACGATTAACCCAACCAGGCTGATTAAATCTATCCATTCCTGGTTCGTGTATCTCCAAACCAGTTTCGTCAAACTTTGCTAAGAATAAGTCTTGTATATCGATTAGTCTCTGCCAGATGTCAGTCAACGTTCAACTCGCGCATGATAGCAATAGCATGATCAAATGCTATATTAGCTTCATCTGCTAGATCATCTGATAGCTTAGATCTAATAGTGTTTATAAGTCTGTCTCTATCATTAAACTGATAAAACCGTCCTTGCCCTGGTACTTTCTTAGCGATCATTTGCCCGCCATAGAGATCGCCCATATGCCTAACATAAACATGTGCTAATATCTTTTTAGCACCATCTGGATCTGATTTCAGTCTGTCTAAGTAGTTATAATATTCGACTGTTGATTTTAGATAGCCTAGACCATTATCTGATCCAGCTAGTTCTACTATATCATCCCATATTTTGTTTCGGCGATATATCCCATCTAGATCATCTAACAGACCAAAACGTGTGGCTATTTCTTCTAGTTTTCCATATACATAACACATCTGTGTGAGATATAGGGAATATTCATAAGTTGTTAGCTCACCACTTATAAGCTTCCGTGCAAATGCGCTGCGTTCAGCATCCTTGTGCTTTGCCCAAGTTAACTCTTTTAGGCTCATGGATTACTCTTTTTCGATTTTAACTACTAGCGGGAAACCATTGTTCCTGGCTAACACGGTCGTTTCAACGCCTTTTTGTTCAGCGATCTCGTAACTATAAATCCCAACGATTGCCGAGCCTTCGGTGTGGATGTTCATCGTGATAGCTTCTGCAGATTGCCTATCATGTTTGAAGATCTTTTGCAATACATCAACAACGAACTCCATTGGAGTTAGATCGTCGTTTATAAAAATAACTTTGTAGTATCCAGGTTCTTCGGTTAAACCCTTGACCTTTTCTAGTGTTTCTTCTTTAACTTGCGTCATTGCTCTAGATCCCATAAAAATATTTATCTGTGTAGAGGGATAGCCCCTCTACACATTAATATTATAGCGTGTTTTAAGACTTAATGTCAATCTTACGAGGCTTCAATTCATCAGGAATAACACGCTCTAAATAGACGATAAGCAGACCGTTTTCGATCTTTGCTCCTGCTACTTCAATATGCCTGTCGAGATGGAAGGTTCTCGTAAACGATCTAGAGCCGATGCCTCTATGCAAGTATTGGCGCACCGGAGCATCGTTGCTTTCTGTGACTTCAACAGATTTACTTCCTGTGATTCTGAGCTGATGATTCTCTAGAATGATATCTAGTTCACTTTCTGAAAACCCGGCTACTGCGATCTCTATGAGGAAATGGTCTGCATCTATCCTAACTATATTGTATGGTGGATAAGTGTTGCTGTTCTGCTGTTCAACTAATCTGTCCATTTCATTGAAAAGTTGGTCGAAACCAACAGCAAACTTCTGTAGTGGTATTAAATCAAATGTTTGTCTTGTCATCTTTATCTCCTTTTTAAGCAAGATCTGACCTTTCGGTCTTTTTAAGGACGCAGTCCCATCTGGCGACTGCATCCTTAATCCTATTTACCTCGTTACTGCTTTACTTCAGTAAACTCAGCATCAACTACATCATCCTTTGGCTTAGACTCTTGTGCCTCTTCCTTTGACTGTGTAGCTTCGTTCATGGCTTTGTAGAGAGGACCAGCTGCTTCATAGACTGGATTTAGTGCGTCTGTGATAGCCTGCTTATCATCGCTCTTTAGGGTGTCAGTAACCTTGTTGAAGGCATATTCGAGCTTAGACTTTTCTTCGTCTGTTAGCTTGTCCTTGTGCTTATCTAGCTCTTTGCGTAGAGAATGAACAGTTGACTCAGCTGTATTACGAGCTTCGATGAGTTCCTTCTGCTTTTTATCCTCTTCGGCATTGGCTTCAGCTTCACGGATCATGGCTTCGATCTCTGCCTCGCTCAGACCACCATTGGATTGTATAGTGATCTTCTGTTCCTTACCTGTGCCCTTGTCCTTTGCATTTACACTTAAGATACCGTTAGCATCAATGTCAAATGTAACTTCGATCTGCGGCATACCTCGTGGTGCAGGAACAATTCCTTCGAGATTAAACAGCCCGAGCATCTTGTTGTGCTGGAATAGCTCGCGCTCGCCTTGTCCAACCTTGATAGTTACTGCTGTCTGGTTATCTTCTGCCGTGCTATAGACTTGGCTCTTCTTGACCGGAATAGTAGTGTTCTTCTCAATCAACTTATTGAAAATTCCACCCATCGTCTCGATACCAAGTGAAAGCGGTGTAACATCTAGTAGTAGAACGTCGTTCTTATCACCGCCTAGAACAGCACCCTGGATAGCAGCACCTGCGGCGACTGCTTCGTCTGGATTAACATCCTTACGTGGAGAACGACCAAAGATCTGCTCCACAGCTTCTTGGACCTTAGGCATACGTGTTTGGCCACCAACGAGTATAACGTCATCGATGTCGCTTACATTGATCTTAGCATCAGCGATAGCCGTCTTGCAAGGACCGATAGAACGCTGGATCAAATCATCAACTAATGATTCAAACTTAGCACGGGTTAGCTTGAGCTGCAAGTGCTTTGGGCCAGTAGCATCGGCAGTGATGTATGGCATGTTAACTTCTGTCTGCATCGCGCTTGAAAGTTCTATCTTGGCCTTTTCTGCACCTTCCTTGAGGCGCTGTAGGGCCATAGCATCCTTAGTAAGGTCGATGCCCTGTTCCTTCTTGAACTCTGCGATTAGGTAATCAACGATGCGCTGATCAAAATCTTCACCACCGAGATGTGTATCACCGTTGGTGCTGAGAACTTCAAACTGCTTGTCGCCGTCTGTATCTGAGATCTCAATGATTGAAACGTCAAATGTACCACCACCTAAGTCGTACACCGCGATCTTGCGATCCTTCTTATCAGCCTTATCGCAACCAAAAGCTAGAGCTGCTGCGGTTGGCTCGTTGATGATGCGTAGCACTTCTAGACCTGCGATCTTACCAGCATCCTTAGTTGCCTGACGCTGGCTATCGTTAAAGTAAGCAGGTACAGTAATGACTGCCTGTGTTACTTCTGTTCCTAGATAAGCTTCGGCGTCCTTCTTGATCTTGCGAAGAACTTCTGCCGATACCTGTTGAGGAGCATATTCCTGATCGTTGGCTTCGATCCATGCATCACCGTTCTTAGCCTTTACGATCTTATATGGGGTTGTCTTGATATCGCGTTGCACAGTTTGATCATCAAAACGACGACCAATCAGACGCTTTGCTGCGTATATCGTGTTCTTAGCATTAGTTACAGCCTGTCGCTTGGCTGTCTGGCCAACGAGTATTTCTGTATCTGTATATGCTACTATGCTTGGTGTTGTACGTGCGCCCTCGGCATTTTCAATAACCTTAGTGGTTGTTCCTTCGAGGATTGCTACACATGAATTTGTTGTACCTAGGTCGATACCTATAATCTTACTCATCTTGTTTCTCCTTTTGTTAAGCAAGAATTTTAATGCTATGCTCCAATAGGCAACATAGCATTTTTATTTATATAATATTGATCAAAAATATGTCAAGAGATCTATCACATTTCGCTTGCGATCTGTGCCTGCTTTTTACGATCTCTAACTATAGCGGCAGCAAGCTTCCGGCGTTTCTTCTCTCCCTTAGAAACATAATGTTCTCTCTTACGGAGTTCATTGAACCAACCTTCATCTTGTAACCTCTTCTTGAGCTTACGTAACGCTTTGTTTACATCGTTATTCTTAACGATAATAGTAGTGCCCTTAAACAACTTTCCGGTATCATTGTCGTTGATCCAGCCAGTGCTTCTCGATGTACTCATTTATATTTCTCACTCTTCCTCTATTTAAGATAGAATAATCTATGGTCTGACTATTCCATACTGTGTTGGTCTTTGATACCAAATAACTTGTGTAATAATAAGATATATCAGTGCTATTGTCAATATTAATATAAACACTATCTGATTGATTAGCCACATTTAATAACCATGCTACCTGTTCATCGTTGTTGTAAAAGTATATCGTGATTTCGATATCATTCTTCAACAGCCAGTTATTGATTTCTATACGCTCTTCTGCGGTAGAATTTATCAATAACACTTTTTTAGACTGATTGTGAACATAATCAGGATAAGTTATCAGTGTAACCTTATTACTCACT